GTGAAGGTGCCAGTATGGAAAGTTCCTCCAAAGGTGACGTTTTGGGCTCCGTAGACTGAAAGAACTTGAGTTTTGTCCAGGGTGAGATAAGCAGGTGTCCAAGCAGCGTGAATAGTTGCGCCAACAGTGACGGCTTTCTGAGAGGGACAGATAATGAGGTCGAGTTCGACGAGCTGGGCGAGTCGATATGGATCTGTGAGAGATAGGATCGAGGCGAAGTCGCGCACGGCAACGGACGAGAACTTCTCGGCGGCGCCATGCGTGTGGAAAGCGAACTGGAAAGGAATAATCAAAGAGGAATTATCGGAGGTAGCGAACGTGGGCGCCTGCGGAACGTCAGCCAAAGGAAGAGGCCTGTTGACAGCAAGTTTAGAGTCAAGAATAGCGGGGGCAGTAGTCTGAGAATTCGAAGTGGACATGTTATCAGGTTGCGTAGAGTCGCCAAAAATAGCATCAGTTATTTTTGGGATAGCTAGATCGGCAAGAGCTGGGATGAGAGCTTCCATAATTGAATTAAGTGGGCAACTGAGTATTAAGAGAAAATGCAGCAACTTTCTGCGGAAGTTTACGACGAGTTTTGTAATAAAGTTCTCGTTGCTTCTGGCTCATCAACACGTAAGCATTATAGCTGAGAGGGACATTAGCCTGAAGGAGAACCGAAAAATCAGGTTCGTCGAGTGAAAGCAGAAGTTTGAGAGAAGGTGAAGCATGACGGCAGAAGAAATCGAAAACTGCGCTCTGATAAAGAGTTTGTTCAGGGGGAAGAACCATCCACATCAAGTCACCGAGCCTATGACCGATGGAAAATTCAGCAAGATAGCTTGGAAGAACCAGGTGGAGTTCATCGCGGGCTTTTGCAAGTGCAAGTTTCACGAGAAGAGGTCTGGGAGCTCGTACGGCACCGAATTTTGAAACGTAGTATCCGCAGAATTCTCCGTAAGTTGAAAAATTTTGCTTCCATCTGAGGTGTTTGAACAATTTTGAGTTGTTGGCCCAAGAGTAGCGACGAGAAGGATTACCAGATATGAGAGAGTCGTCGCCTGAAATAAGTACAGGGTGTTTTAGAAGATGGAACTCAAGGTTGAGTACTGCCAGATTGAAATCAGAGTTGTCATCATAAGTGCCTGGTTCACCAGTGAAGCGCATAGGTTGGAGACGACCGAACTGACAACGAAGATTAGTTTTAATGTGAATATGGAAATCAATCAAATCGGAGGGAATACCTACACGTAGCATTTTAAGCTTTTCAAAATGAACGGTTTCTCCCCTTTGCGACTGATCAAAAGAAGTGTAATCATTGGCGACGGAATAGGAAGAAGTGAAATGCTGTTGACAGAAAGTAGAAAGGTCAGACGGGCTTTGGCCGCCATAAACAAAAATGAGAGGATTAGCGGCTTGACGTTTGAGAATTGCACGTTGGTATTTCTTGACAGGGCCGAGTAGAAGAACAACAGAATCGTGCATTAAAGCCAGAGTTTGACAAGCTTTCCAACCCCCAAAGAGACTGTTGATGTTAATCTTGTGTTGAGTTTTAGTAAAAATGCGAACATAGGTTGCTCGCCAATCGGGGTCGCTCCGAATGGCGGTGTTAATCAGAATTTGTTTAGTTTTTGATGTCAGGTGGTTATAATCGTTAAGAGAAATGCAGCTTTGAAAT